CAATGAGTGAAGTTTATAGTAATGTTGCGGATTCAATCGCGGTAGTTAATGTACCGCGGTTAAGCACTTGGAAGTTGTTTAAAGCTGATATGATAGGCATGCGGATGTGTGCTCGTCATTTTGGTAATAAAGCATTTCCTTGGTTAGTCGATCCTTTGAAAGTACATAAGTGCTCCAAAGCCATCGAAAAATCCATTATACGTTATCCAAATTTGCGCAAGGTTCTTGATTTTCCAATCCAACAAATTAAGTTAATCGCGCTACCTAAAAATCACACACATCGTGATGCAGCCACGTTGCGAACATCGGTCAACATAGAAATGTCCCGTATAGTTCGTGATGCTGGGTTCACACCATATACCATTTCGATGAGTGCTAATGATCCAGGTATTGGAAATAGATTTTTCTATTTTCCTAAAGATTTGAATATACCGTATCGTGCAGACTTTGTACCCGATGATGGTGTGTTACTTTTTACTGATGTTGACTACTATGCTGATATGAATAAATGGTTATTGCAGTTTAAACCTATGATTATTTATACTCTGGTGCCAGAACAAGCCAGTTATACTGGACCCGATTTTTCTTATTTTATTAAGGATGATGTGGTTCACTATACTGTGTCTGGAGGTGCTACGTATAATCATAAAATATGGGATTATTCTGGTGATACCATTTCTATTATCGGAAAACATGGTAGTTTGCTGACGTATCATGTGACGCAACACAAATTGGACAAAGATCCACATCGTAGATTAATTACAATAATACCATCAACAATAACACTACGTCCCCATTATGAATATTTAGATTTTCAAGATGGGCTTCGTAGGAGGAAGTTTACGTTTAATAATAAAACAATTCTTTATAACTGTGTTAAAGATACTGTATCAATTGCAGCTAATGGTTCTCCACATTCCGTTAGCTTGCCAGGTATATCATATGCAGCTATAAAGTCTCGATTATCAAACAAGACTGCTCCACCTGTAATATCAGATGTAGAGCGCATATTGTCAGCTGACAATATAGATCAACCTCAAGTTAAAGCAGCCGTATTATTTCCATTAATCGACGATATAGATTACAAAGACAACGTAATCCAAACAACATCTCTTCCATGTTTTTATCAACCTATTAAACCTTTGATAACTGAAGACGGAAAGAATCCTGGAAAGGCTTTCTCAAATCCGTTGACAGATCAAACATCAGTATTTGCAGCAAAATCTCACAATGCTGACCATGCTTGTATCGATGGTCGGGTGGTTAAGATGCGTAACAGCGTTGTACCACCAGCTAAATACAATAAATATCTTGATGAATTCGTGGAACTTTTAGTGCCTACACCTG